TAGCGATACAATCAACCGCAAGCGACAACTGAGGTTGATACCTTGGTTAAGATTGAGGGAACTCTAAATGAACTTAGAGCATTACTTGGCGATGCTGAGCGCGTTACTGCTTCTGTTGTTGAAACCGTTAAAGAAGTTAAGCCGGCGGTTAAGAAGACTAGACGTAAACTATCGCAATGGCAACGTTACATTAAGAACAGAGCTAACCACATCAAGTTCAAAAGAGGAAACAAAAAAGGACGACTAGATCTAGCGGCTATGTCTAAAGCATTCAAGAGGTCTATGAAATGAGTCCTATGAAAAGTGTCTTGGCTATGCTAGCTGCAGCTAAGCCTAAAACTAAACCAAAAAAGAAAGGAGGCAAGAAATAATGGATAGACAATTGACCGTGGAATTTCCTTGGTTATTATTAGCTAATGATGGGACAACAAACTATGATTTGAGTCCAGTTACAGATGTTAGATCTATTAGCGGAAGTAGGTTATGGGTTGCTGAATCTAAATTAGATCTAAGTGGATACGTACAATCTGATTTAACAGTAGGTTTCAGAAGGTCCTTTGAACAAAAAGGTGGTTCAGAGTTTATTGAATGGCAAAAAGCATATGATGGAAGTAAAGACTTTGTTGTAGAAACTGTAATAGTTAGTTCAGTTCCATTCAATGATGACCAATTAATAGCTTCAGTTATTGGAAGTCCTGGCTTTACTAACTACAGTCTTTCCGGATTGGACTGGGGTAACTTTAATCCAGCACATATTATTCACGGTTCATACAAAATACACTATGCTAATTCTGTTGTTGGCTCTGGTGCGTTTAGTTCAACTGGCACCGCTACTATGGTTCCAGTTATCGATAACTATTTTTCTAGCTTAGAACCAACAGCTGCAGATTGTCTTTATTGTTATCGCGTTATGTATGCACCTGTACCGGGTGATAGCTTAGGAAATGGTATTCAATCTGTCACGTTACCACCTATGAGAGTTATACTTGATGCATTTACTGTAGAAGAACCTACACTAGAATACATGATGAGGCTCAAGAGATCATACGAACTTGCTAATCAGGTATGATAGAAATGAAACTAGCTGCTTTAGAATGGTTAGAGTTACAAAGTTCTACGTCTCTTTCAGATAGGCCAGTTATATTTGACGAGGTAATTACACCATCGATTCAAGAAAGAGTTCAATCTATTACTCCTGTACGTACAACTAGACAAGTTGAAAGAGATACAGGCCCAACAGGAACACAAAGAGCCTTAGATGCTATTGATAGTTTACCAACTATACCATTGCCAATTAGAAAATTAACTCCGCTTGGTAGGTTGTATGAAACAAGCAAAGCACTTTCTAAGTTTTTTATTGTGACTGATCCATTAGGGATTATAGATTAACGTAACAAATATCACATATCCATAGTTCAGGATAACGTCTATCAGTAGTTCTCCATAAGTGATAGTCGAAGACTTCACCAGTGAAACCACATATCGCGCACGTACAAATCATGCCTGAACCCACTTCCCAGTTAATTCCATATTGCAACAACGTCCTTTCTCATCTTCGATGGCACAATAGGGTGCATACATTGGTACAGTTGTTCTAAAGATTAGATACTCTGGATGTTTTGGACACCACATTTGATAACGTTGTACAAATGAATTCCTTTCATCAGTTTCAAGAAGAGCTTGTCTAACCCATTTACTAAAGTTAGGCATCTTTGAAGCGATCTCAAACGTCGTTGGACATAGATTTACCATCTTATGACGCTTCATGCTAAAACACTCCCACAAACCCAGCAAAAAAACACTAAAGGTCCATCATCTTTCCAGTCTATACCACAATTTATGCAAACATGTTGTTTTATCATGATTGGTCCTAGATAGTTTTTGTATATATATATGCTGTAAAAATTGAACTTACATAGTAAAATAGTACGGCTAGTTAGGAACGGGTGGAGGAGGGGAAGTGGTGGTAATAAGTACTGCCGACGTTCTGCCACCGATTAGAAGATAAAAGTGATGTTTATAGGCGGTCGGCAGCCACAAGTAAGCATGGCGACAGCAAAAACAGGCAGCTTTTATTTGACAGAAACTATAACTTTACCCGCAGCAAGTGTAAGCGGTACTAGAGTACAAGGCGTTATTGATCTTGGTGCTTATGTAAACGTAGCAACAGGGCAAGCGGTTGCAGTTGAAATGGTAGATTTAGTTTACCAGAGAGGCAGTGACTTTGACCAATCAGTTGATGGTTTCCTTGCTGGCAATGGTGCGGTTCAAGCACAATTAACTGATCTAAACCCAGGTTCTGGATTTGTACGTGCTGACAATCAAAGTTTGATTGCTTCTGGAGCTCTTTCAATTGACCAAACAAATAACATCGGCACTCATACTTCTGACCTATACCCAGACAACTTTGGCCCTGCTGCATTATCTGAAGCATTTATGGTAGTCAATGATTCTCTTTACCTAGTAGGCGGCAATGATAACGCAGCCGTTGGTGGATCAAGTCTTTTCATCACAGCTAGAATACGATGCAGAGTTGTTAAACTAGGCTCCAAAGACTGGATGGCAATAGCGATACAATCAACCGCAAGCGACAACTGAGGTTGATACCTTGGTTAAGATTGAGGGAACTCTAAATGAACTTAGAGCATTACTTGGCGATGCTGAGCGCGTTA